TCTTTTTCTTGCTGAATCTCTATCTGCTACTTCTAATTTGTATAGTTCTATAACTCTATTATGTAATTCTGCTTTTTCTTCTGGTGTTAAGTCTGGGTCTTTAGAAATAATGTTTTTTAATATTCCCATAGTACCGTTCGAAGGCAACACATCACCAATAAGCTCTAATATTTTAGGTGCTTTCTCTTTTAATAATAAACCTATTTTGGTATCTTTTAGCTTCTTCATCCAGAACAGCTTTCGCAAGTTTCATCATCAATATTACAAGTACGCTCTGGCACTGGTAAGTTTTCCATTCTCTTAATTAAGTCCTCTAAGTTAGTTTGATTTTTTTCCATTTAATTTATCCTTTGCTTTTTTTGATTTTGGTTTAAAAGATTTTGGTTGTAGCTCAAGGTACTCAATTTCCGCATTGAAAACTGGACATTGCTTCATAAATTCGTGCTCCTCAACCCCATCGCCATCTCTGTCAGGTGAATAGTCTCGATGGCCGTGAATGCTTGCTTGTGGATAAATGTTTTTTAATACTTTTAGTATTTTAATTAGTGATGCTTTTTGTGCTTCTGTTCTTGTATCTTTTGCTTTTCCTTTAGAATCTAAACCACCAACATAAGAAATACCAATTGAATCGCTGTTTCCGTTCTTAACGTGAGCTCCTGAACGAGATACTGGTCTACCAGCATTTATTTTACCTTCAATACCAATAATATAATGATAACCTATATCTGAAAAACCTCTGTTTAAATGCCACCTTTTAATAGTAGCTGGACTTACATTGTTTCCCTCTCTTGTAGCGGTACAATGAATAACTATCTTATTAACTTTTCTCATCTCTTTTTCTATTTACTTTTTTTTTTGCACTATTTATCAAGCGTGCTTCCATCTTAACAACCTTAACTCTTAGTTGAATATTCTCTTCAATAAGTAATTCTATTTTAGTTTCAAGTTGTGTAATTTTATTAGTAAGAATTTCAATTTGTTTAGTATATAAACTTTCTTCACGTTCATCTTTCTTTGCACCTATATCCATTTTCTTTTGGATAATTGCCCAAACTTCCTTTACTCCAAATGCTGATATAATACCAGCTAACGCTAATAATAAATTATGGTCATCCATTCTTACTGTTTTTAAATTGTTCATTCTTCAATTGGTGGCTCAGGTGTAATTCCTAACTCAGCTAATCTTATAAGCCAATCTGCTTCATTAGTATATTCTTCAACTATTGGTTGCCCTGTATCCATTTCATTATTTGCTGGATTAAAAAAGTAATGTATAACAGTTAAATCTTCGTTTCTACAAATAAACCACATATCTATATTAGGTGTTTCTGTCATATCTTTAATTTATTGTCCAACCAGCGGTTGTTGTTAAATAAGTTTTTGCATCTGCTGCCGTAGCAAAATTAGCTCCTCCACTTCTTGTTCCATCAAACCTTGAGTTTATGCTGTTTCCTACACAGGAAACATTAAAAGGAGCTGTGTTATTATATACATAGTTTGCCCAACCTACAACACTATCAGTAATGTTTGGATTAGACATTGAAGCTGTTGAAAATAAAAAATAAGTCATATTGGGAGTTGAAGCTGTTCTTAAACTCCACCCTCCAAGATTTTGATTTATTGCAGTTCCTCTTAACATATGTGCAATAGTTGTTGCAGATGTTAAATCCCAACTTCCAACTGGCTGGTCAAAAGAAGTTGCTGTATGTAACATAGCAGAAGCATTTGAAACATTTGACATATCCCAACTTGAAATATCAATATTAAAATTTGTACAGTTTTTAAAAGAATTAAAAAAAGTTACAACATTTGAAACATCCCAATTGCTCATATAAGAATTACCAGTTAAGGCAGTACAATTAAAGAATACTTCTTGTAAGCTCGTGCTTGAACCTATTCCAGACAATAATAAGGTTGGAGAATCTGTAGCTGTTATTTGCATACTTGAACAACCACTAAAACCTTTATACAAGTAAATAAAATCAATACTTCCCCATTGCTGAATCTCAAGTAAATCTGTTGCACTTCCACCAGCGTTAAAACTTAATCCACCAAATACTCCTGAATCACCTATAGCTCCAATAGAAACTGTTGGATTAGTTACATCTGTGTTATTACCATCGTTGTATGTGTGTGATATACTTCCACCTGTCTCTGTAGTAGTTGCATTATCTCCCCAATCAACTGTAAAACTTGAACCTACAGTACTTGGTATTGTTATAGTTTTACTTACTCCAGAAGCTACCTCAAACTGCATTTGGAAAGGTGAATAAGCAGCAGTTACAGCTAATGAAAAAGTAGATGTATTTGGGCAAACACTTGAACCACTTGAAGAAGTATTATAAGTAATTGTATAACCTGCAATAGTAGAAGCACTCAAATCAATTTCTCCAGTAGAACTTCCTGTATTTGTTCCACTATCAACAAAAACTAAACCACTACCAGCACTGAATGTACCACCTGTTAACCCTGTAATAGTTGGTGTTGGGTCTGTGTCTGCTTGCGAATAACTACTTGCAGAGTAACTAAAAGCAGCGTTGTCTAAAGCATTTAAAGTAACATTTGCAGTAGCAATATCTGAATCTGTATCTGTATATGTAACAACATATGTTGCACCATCAGTAGAAGCATCAACATCAATAACACCAGTAGTTGAGTTAATAGTTAATCCAGCAGTAGAGCTAAATGTGCCAGCACCTGTATTACCAGCTACTGTTGGTTGTGGCGTATCTCCTATACCATCACAATAAGCACTTGCTGAGTAAGTTATTGAAAGTGCTGTGCCACCTACTATATTAGTATCACCACTTGGCGAACTATCATAAACAGCACCAAAGCTATTAGCAGAATTAGTTTTTGCACCACCCCAGTCGTTAGTGTTATTAACTGATGCTTGTCCCCAATTTATTGTGTTATCTGCCATAATATATTTTTAAAGTACCCAACCTCCAAAATCTGCAACATCATCTGGATACATATCTTCTTGAGAATTACTATAATACTCAGGTATTAATCCAGCTGCGTTATTTTGCATATAATCTATAAATCTATTTGTGTAAAACTGTGCTGTTGTTCTACTTCTCTCTACTAAGCTATCTACGTGTTCTTTTGTTAGTGCTGTGCTATTTTCAGGATTCTTAGTATATATACCACCGTTTGAAATATTAACTCCAGCGTAAGGTAAGTATTCAACTAAACTCCAATGTAGAAGCATTGGCTTTATATAATCTGACAATAAAGCTAAGTAAGGATTTGCTAAAGTACCAGCAACTATTTCATTTTGTATTTTAACATATAAATCAGTACCTAAGTAGTTCTGTATGTGTATATCTTGCGCTTGGTTAATATACGGTAAGATTTTGTCATTATCTATATTGCCATTAGCCGCAGTAAATACTGAAATATCGTGTCTTGTTACAAATAGTGCTTTACTCATTTTATATTTTAAATTTTCTCAAATTACTTTCTGCTGTTTGAAATTTTATTTGATAATCTTTAATTTCTTGTGCTGCTTTTGTTATATTTTTACCAGCAGTAGTTTTTCTTATATCAACACCTAATTCTTTACCTAATTTATCTATTCTTGAAAACATCTTATTAACTTCTGAATTTAATTTGTTTAATTTTTTAAATCCATCATTCATTTTAAATACTCCACTTAAAATATCATCTGCTGCATCTTTTTTAGCATTATTATATATTTTTTCAGCTTCTATTATTAAATCTTTTGCTTCTCTTCCAACATTCAACTCTATCTTCTCACTTGCTAATTCTACTTTTGTAGTTTCACTTAGTTTTTCAAATACTCTTCTTTGTGTTCTCATTTTAATTTATTTTATTACTTTTTATAATTTGGATGATGTCCTTTATTCGGCATATTTACTGGAGCTTTCTTTGCTTGTTTGTGTCCTCTTGGTTTTGCCTCATAACTCTTTGGTATTTCTTTTACCACATCATAATCTTTTAAATCTTTACTACCTTTTTTACCATCTAAAGCAGCATCAATTTTCATTCTATATAATACTTGTTGCCATTTATGCCTGCAATAAACACCGCCTTTAAATTTAAACAAATCATACTTTTGGTCTTTGTGCATTGGTAACTCAGCAGCTTTAAAATTCATTTGTCTACTTGCTTTATCAATATCTTCTAATCTATATACAACACCTCTTTTACTTCTTGCCATCATTTCTTTGCAAAACTTTCTACTCTTGCCACCTTTACCTTTTGCACTTGCTGTATTGTATTTGTATCTAACCTTATAATAACTTTTATCTAATGTAGAAAAACCATTAGGGTCGTTCTTAATAGGTGTATCACTTTTAACTGCTGCTGCTAATTCTATCATATTATCAGCCCAATCTTCAACACTCATATTATCATCACTAACATCTCTAATATCTACAATTTCAAATTCTTCACTATTCATTATTTCACCACCTAAAGTATCTAATGCTTCATTTAGTAGTAAATCACTATCTTCATCTGAAATACTCTTAGAAGCCATTATTTCAAGCTCTGTGCTAAAATCATCTTCTTCTTCTTTTATTCCAGTTTGTTCTTCAATGTTTTCTTCACCTTCTACATTTTCTAAATCCATAAACTCAAGTGGTTCAATAGTTTTAAAGTAAAGATTTAAACTAATATCATTTACCGATAACAATGTATTTAAGCTATCAATTAAAAGGTTTTGATATGGTTGTATAACTACGTTATTAAAAAGCCTTGAGGCGTTTTGTATTTCATCAGCATTACTTGAAAAACCATTAGCAGAAGATAAACCTAACAACAATGGAGAAGTAACTCTATGAGTTAACATAATTTTTCTACTACATTCTTCACTTAAATAAGTATAATGTGCTGGAGCATCATTTAGTGGTATATCCTCAACAGTTGTTTTACTTTCTGCATTATTGTTAAATGCAACAATTACTTTTTCACCATAGCTACCAGTAAGTTTTTGCATTACATCATTCTTAATAGCAAGTTGCTTTTCTCTATCTGGTACGCCATTATTAAAATTCACAACCTTTGTACCACTAAAACCATTTTGAGTATCGTTAATTAAATAACACGCTATTTCATTTTCAAGTGTAGCATAAGCAGTATTATAATCTGCTGGCGAATAATAGTAAAAACCAGTTACATATCTTTTAATAATAAATATTTCATTTTGTGCACCACTACCAAAAACAGGAAACTTTTTTAGTTTAGTATTTTGTTTAACTTTTGTCCAATCAGCAGAATAAAAATAGTTTTTTACTTCGCCATTATCATTCATCTTTTCAGCTCTTAACGTTTCTCTTGGAAAATGTGTTATTGCTGATATTTTATTACCATTGTAAGTTATTTGAAAAGCTGCTTCA